CGCTGCGCCAGATCGAACACGCCACCGGCCTCGCCGCCGCTGGAGTCGATCTCCAGCAGCACGGCCTTGACCGTTGGATCGGCAAATGCCTGCTGCGCCTGGGCCTCGATGTCGTGGTAGCTGGTGAGGCCACTGGCAGCGCCCAGGTAGCTGGAGCGCCGCACCAAGGTGCCCAAGATGGGCAGCACCGCAATGCCACCGTCCAAGCGCAGCAAGCCCGCAGCCAGATCGGTGAGCTCATCGGTCGGCGGCGGTGTGGCCAGGTTGAGGCTCGCCATCTTGCGCGCCATCACGCCCAGTATGACCTCGAGCTTGGGGCCAGCGATCAGCAGCGGCGTGCCGTAGATGCGCGAGGCCAGGTAGGGTAGATCGGTCATGGGCATGGCTGCGTTTGACTCCACGTTTGACTCCGAGAGGGCGCACAACTACAATTGAGGCGTCTTGCCACAGGAGAGTCCGCCGTGAGTGTTTCGATTCGAATTGACGAGGCCTTGTACGAAACCGCCAAGGTGCGTGCCAAGGCCGAGATGCGCTCGATCCCGCAACAAGTGGCTTACTGGGCCAAGGTTGGTCGTGCGGCGCTCGACAACCCCGATCTGCCGATTGAATTTGTGCGCGATACGCTGCAGGCGCTGGAGGAGGAGTCCGAGCCCTTTGAGTTGCCCAAGGCATGACCGTCGCACTGCACCAGCGCCCGGCATTCAAGCGGGCCTACAAAAAACTGCATGCCAACCAGCGTGATGCCGTCCATGCCGCCATGCGTGCGTTGATTGCCGACCCCATGCTCGGCGAGGAAAAAAAAGGCGACCTCGCCGGTGTGTGGGTCTACAAGTTCGACTGCATCCATCAGCTGCATCTGCTGGCCTACTTGTGGGACGCGAGCTCACGCACCTGGCTTGCCGTCGGCCCCCACGAAAACTTCTATCGCGACTTGAAGCGCTAACGCTGCGCGGGCGGGGTTGCTGGCACAGCCACGGGCACAGCCTCACGCCCAAAGGAGAGCCCCAGGCTGTCCTCACGCCGGTGATCCCCTGCGATCTCGGCATCGACTGCCGCCGAATCAAAGCCGCGCTCTGCAATCGCTTGGGTGCGCGATTTGAGCCCGGCCTCGATGGCGTTGATCTCGGCTCGGATGTCTTTGAGCGGATCAACCCAGTCCCAGCGCGGCGCCAGCCAGGAGCAGTCCAGGTAGTCGGCGCGGCGCGTCTCATAGTCCGGTATGTGCAGGGCTTGCGAGAGCACCGCCATATCCATCCAGCGCCCCCACACCGCCCGGCACAACTGGAACACCAGCACCGAATGCTGGAAGGCTTCGATGCGGCGACGAAACTCCAGCAGCGCCGCGCGCGTGTTGGAGTAGTTGGCCTTGAGCATATCGGCCGACAGGTTGGCGTATGGCAAGCCCAGCGCGGCGGCCACTTGCAGCAGGGTGCGGTACTGGAAGCTCTCGTAGTTGCCGCCCACGTCGGCCGGGGCTGAGAAGGTGATGTCCTCGCCGTCGTCTAGGTACTGCAACTGGCCGGGTTCCAATGGCAGCAGCGGTTCGCCGCTCTCATCGGTTTCGTCGTCACTGCCATCGCGCTCGGGCCTGCGCACGAAGCCCGCAAACATCGCCGCCACCTTCTTGCGGTCGAGCTCGGCGTCATCGTACTGATCCAGCAAAAACAGCTTGACCAGCGCCGCAGAATAACGCGAGACGCCGCGCAGTTGCCCAGCCTCCACTGGATCGACGATGTGCAGCACCATCTCAGCGGGCACGCGCACGGTCTCCCCGGCCAAGCCTGGGTCGGTAACGTCGCCCGGGTGTCGGCGCAAGAAGTGGTAGGCCACGCGCCGCCCGATCTTGTCGAACTCGATGCCCTGGCGAATGCGGTGCCCATTGTCTAGCACGCGGTTGCTGTTCAGGGGCAGCATCTCGGTAGGCAGCATCTGCAACTGCAGTGGCACGGTCAGGCCGTCCTCGGGCCGCCGTGGGCGGATGCGAAAGAACACCTCACCGGCAATGAACAGCTCGCGTGCGGCGCGCCGTTGCTGGCCGTAGAAGTCGGTCAGGCCCTCGGCATCTGACTCATCTGTCCAGCGCAGCCACAGCCGCTGCAGCCGCTCCTTGAGCTGCGCATCGGCGATGCCAGACGAGGGCTTGATGCCGGTGCCTACCGCGTTGCCGGCCCAGGACTCCACCGCATTGGCGGCGTAGCCGTTGTTGCGCACCAGGTAGCGGGCGCGGGCCGTCATGTCCGCCCCGGCCGACTGGATCAGGGTGTTGACGTGGGCGCGGCTGGCGGTAAAGGTCTTGAGTCGGCGCGCCGATAGGCCGCCCTCAAAGCCGCCGACGACACCGCCGATCATTGCACCCACTTTGCGGCGCAGGCTCTGGAGTGCCTTCATCACAGCCCCTTCCCGGCGTAGGTTCGGATGCGCCGGGCACGTGGGCGGCTTTGGGCCGCTGCGATCTCACGATCCAGGTCGCGCATGGCCGACTGCAGCTCGGCATTGGACTTGTAGGTGACGGCCTTGTCGCCCGCGCGCACGGTGAGCACGCCATTGAAGCGCGCCGCCAGCAGCGCCTCGCGCTGGGCCTTGAGTTGTTCGAGGGTCATGGGCTGCACTCCTGGCCAGCGCGAGGCTGGCTGGTTTGGTCTTTACGTTATCCGCCAATGGCGTATATACTGGCACCATGGAATTCATCGAAACCCCGACCTTCACGCGTCTGTTGGCCAGCTTGCTGACCGACGATGAATACCGGGCGCTTCAGAATGTCCTTGTGGAAAACCCCGCACGCGGCGCTCTCATCGCGGGTGGCGGCGGCATTCGCAAGTTGCGTCACGCCTTGCCGGGTCGGGGCAAGAGTGGCGGGGTTAGGGCGATCTATTACTGGATCAGGGACGACGACCAGATCTATATGCTGCTGATCTACCCGAAGTCCAAGAAAGACAATCTGACCGAGCAGGAAACCGCCGCGTTGCGTGAATTTGTAAAGGATCTATGACGATGGACAAAACACTGTTTGAGGATCTGGTGCAAAGCCTGAAAGAGGCCAAGGCCATCTCGCGGGGTGAGATGCCCGCTGCGCGGCGTAGCCGAATCGATGCGCCCGACGTCAAGGCGGTGCGTGAGCAGATCGGGCTGTCGCAAAGCGAGTTCGCCCAGTTGATGCACGTCAGCGTCAAAACCCTGCAGAACTGGGAGCAGCATCGCCGCAACCCCACTGGGCCAGCCGCAGCCTTGCTCAAGATCGTCACCACCGCGCCTGACGTGGCGCTCAAGACGCTGTACGCCTGATACTCGACACCTCGCCGACCGCACTCGCCATGCCCTACACATGTACCATCTGTAGCACAGGTCGCATGGAGCCATCGGCATGCGTGTGGTGAGTTTCTCTGAGGCACGAAACCGCCCCAAAAACGTGATCGATCAGGTCATCGACGACACCCACCGGCTGGTTTGCTGCGTCGATGACATGACACTGGTGCTCATCGCCTGTCGATACCACTGCCAGCAACACCCTCATCAGATGTAGTTGGACGATATCGCCATGCGCCGCCGCCTTGGGCTGGGCGTCATGGGCACGGTCACAGGCGCGTTGTTGCCAGTGCCGCTCTTGCGATTGCTGGGCGCTGGCGGCAGCGCCTGCGCGCGTTTGTTCAGGTTCAGCCCCATCGACAGCAGGCCGTGCAGCGCGGCGTAGGCATACACCCGGCAGTCCAGCGCCTCATTGCGCCGTCCATCGGGCTTCCACCAAAAGCGCTGCGCAAAGCCCTTCACGTACCGGGTGCGCACGCTCTCAGCGGTGAGCTGCTCGAAATACTGCGCATCCCGATCCAGCGGAAAGTGCATCGCCCCGGCACCGGTTTCTTTCTTGAGCCGGGCGTAGATCGCTTCCTTGGCGGCATCGACACCCACAATGAACAGATTGACCCGGCCCTTGTTGGCCTTGCTCGGGCGCTTGGGCCAGATCGGGCGCTTGCCCGCACCAGACCCGCCAGCGCCCTTGATCGCCCAGATGCGATTGCGCTCTCGGCCCTTGCAAAAGGCGTAGGCCGCCAGCGTGTGGTGCCCGCCGGTATCGATGCAGGCGGCATCGATGGTCATGCCGTTGGCCAGCGTCTCGTGCTCGAAGCGGCTGCCCAGGTAGGCATCGAGCTGCGCCCAGGTATCTGGTGCCGATGGGTCGCCCCACAGCACCTTGTAGTCGATAGACCAAGACTCCTCGTCGCGGCCCCAACCCACCAGTTCCAGCTCCAGCCGGTCGTCTTGCACGTCAATGCCGCAGGTGAGCAGCGCCACCTCGGCGGGAATGGCTGGCCCGTAGGCTTCGCGGCGGGCCATCAGGCCCTCGGCATCCAGGGTCTCGCCCGCGCGGTCTTCCCAGGTCTCGGCCAGCTTGGTGTTGACCCACACCTTGAGCCGCACCGGGTCGCTCTTGGCGGCATGGTGCTCTTGGGCTATCTCGCACCAGGTCATCCACGGTGAATACAGGCTCGACAAATGAAAGCCTACCGTCTTGCCATCACCTTCGGCCTTGGCAGCCCAGCTGCCATTGGCCAGCAGCACCGGTTTGCGGTACTCTTGGTGCAAGCCTTCGCATAGCGGGCAGTGCCAGGCGGCTTGGCTCATATCGCCTTCGGGCCACCGGATGTCGCGCCAGTGAATCTGGCTGCGCGCGCCGCAGTGATCGCAGGGCACTTCAAACACCTGCTGGTTCGACTCCAGGTAGGCCGCCTCGATGCGCGAGCTGCCTTTGATTGTGGGTGTCGAGCACAGATAGATTTTGCGGTTGGCAAACGTGGCGGCACGCTGCACCGCCAGCGCCACCGGATCGCCTTCGCCGTTGGCGTCTCCCGGGTAGCCATCTACCTCATCCAGAAACAAAAAGCGCACCGGCATCGAGCGCAGGCCCACCGCCGAGTTGGCCCCGGTCATGACCAGCACGCCGCCGGGGAATTCCTTCATCAGTTGGGTGTTGCCCGAGTCGCGAGCGCGCGGGTCTTTGACCCGGCTGGCCAGCTCTGGGCTGGCTTCGATCAGCGCATCGATGCGCTGCTTGGACACCCGCTTGGCATTCTCCACCGTGGGCTGCACCAGCAGCATCGGCCCTGGGGTGTGGTGAATCACGTAGCCCATCCAGTTCAGACCGGCTTCGGTCTTGCCGATTTGCGCACCCGCCATGAGCACCACGCGCTCGGCGCGTGCGCTGCCCGATAGCGCTTGCATCACAGCCTGCAGATACGGTGTGCGGCTGGTGCGCCAGCGCCCCGGCTCGGCCGAGGCCACCGATGAGAGCACCCGATGCCGGTCGGCCCATTCATCGACGGTGAGTATAGGGTCGGGTGCCAGACCCTGCTTCCACGCATGTTCAACGATGCGCGCTGCGGCCGTTTCAGCGGTGTCGAACATAAGCCACTCCGATGCAAAAAATCAAGCAAATTTAAGCAGAAAAAGCTTGGCTTCTGTCCCAAACAGCGTGTTAATAGAGTTGTCGCAAACGACAAACCCCAAGCAAAAGGAGCCCCAAAATGAACACCAGCACCAAAACAGCCAAAGAACACCAAGCAGACTACGCAGTCACCAGCGCAAAAGAAGCACTGGCCGCTGCCCGCGAAACCCTCGAACGAGCCCTGCGTGAATTGGAGGCTTACGAAGCCCGCCTCGATGAATCCAAATCGCTGGAGACCAAGTCAAATGTCATGCTTTGGGCGATGAATGCCCTTGTCTGCAACATCACGCCAAACCTGCGCCTTGATCGGATCGCTGCAGCGCACGCCGAACTGGCCCGAGTCGCAGATGCGAAATAAAAACAGAGCAAGCCAAGCAGAAAGCGCTTGGCTTCTGTCTCACACAGCGTGTTAATAGAG